TTTAGTCTTTTGATATTCAAACTTCTCTCTGTCTAGTTCCATGTCAGATTGTTTCTTCTCAATATCAGCCATTTGTTTTTGAAGTTGAAGCATTATCTTTTGTTGTTCTACTTGTTGTTCTTGGGCTTGAGCCTCTTGTCCTTTTTGAGCTTCTTGCATTACAGCTTGAGCTTGTTGTTTACCTTGCTCAGTGTCTGGATCTATAAGAAAATCTACCCAATTGTCTATACCCATAGACTCTAGCAATTGTCTTGCTATAGTAAAAGGGGCCTTAGGGTTTATAATACCTTTAGATTCTGGCGATTGATATAGCATAGGCATAACCTGTTGCGCCATCATCATCATATTTTCTTGGGTATTAGCGGAGCTGTTAGCACCAACATCTATATCGACTGTTAAGCTTTCTAACGGCATAAGAGACTCAGGAGTTATATTATAATAACTGTAATCTTTCAGGATTGATTCTGAATTCTCTAGTATAAGGTTATACACACCTTTACATAGATCTTTAAATCCAGTTTCAGCAAATCTGCGTGCGACATAAGCTATTCGCTTCTGAGCAGCCTGCTCCACCATTGCAATCTTGCCTGCAGAGTTTCCTGAGTCAAACAATTTTTCATTTACACCTTGGGCTGCTCTGGTCATCCCAGTAGCCATTTCTTTTTCGGTGTTCATGAACTCTAGTAAAGAAAAGGTAGACGGTGCTAATTGAGCTGGCACCAAAGTATGCACAGAAGACATCGGAGACCCATTAGTTGGGATAATCTGATGTGGTTCAGGACTTTGTAGTGCTCTAAAGTCTACCGTATTTGGATCGGCTAGTACTCTGCCATAATTAGACAAATATACATTCTCGATCATACCTCTAGTTATGGTTGTCTTAATTTCAGTTGCACTTTTAGTAGCATCTGCTATTGACATACCATGAAAAGCGTATGGAATTTCTATTGGGTTTAAAGCAGCCAAAGGTATGCTATCTGCATACTCTTCTAATAGAACTTCATCGCCAACTGTTATAAATCTTTTTAACTCTGCTACACCATCTCCATCTCTATCAATTTTAATCCAAGACTCTGTAACAATAACTTCTCTATTAGCAATACCCATAAAATCTTCATGAAAGTTTTGCTCTACTTCGTTTATAGACTGTCTTACAGAAGATTCGTAATCAAAGCTAAAATTACTAGCCTCTGTACCTTCTGCTATATCATCATCAACATCAAAACCCATCTCTCTAAGTTCTGATAAAGTCATCTCTGTTTGTACTCCAACAAACGATGCGTTAGCTATGCTTGTAGCACCTTTATTAATCATAAAAGATTCAGGTGGTATGTTTTCAAGAGCTATTTTAGATTTATCAACTTCTTTTCTTATAGAAACGTATTCGTATGTCTCTTGTCCAGTTTCAGGGTTTACACCTTCACCAACTCTCATCTCTATTATCTCAGAATCGCCTTCTGACAACAATGCGTCAATTTCAGCAATGCTAATATTTTCGTATTCTTCTACTTTAGTGTCTGATTGTTCTTCCCATCTCCATCTAATAATAGAGTTCTTAAATAAAAGCGCAGCTTTAATCCAAGTGTTTAATTCTACCCAACCGTTGTTTTTACTAAATATACAATGGTTTGTAAGTTCAGAAGCAAGACCTGCTGCAACTGTTTGACTTGGGTCTGATGGATTAAATTTTGCAATTTTTTGATTAGACAACATTAGCTCAGATATTACAGCTAAATAAGAATCTACAATCTCCATAGTGTCTGACGTAACTACTTTTGATACACCAACTGGTCTTAAATTACCTTTAGGTTGCTGCGTATAATAGTTTATAGCTGCTTCTCTTTGTTCCTGTAGTTCAGAACCAGACGAAAAGCTACCTACCGCTTGTTTAATAGAGTCATTAATAATACTCGTTATTTCTTCGTCAGTTACTTTCTTGTTTTTCTTATCCATAATTAAATCCAATTAGTTTGTCTTTCAGGAATAAATACGCTATCAAATCCTATTCTGTCAGTACTTAGTCTGTGAATATGTGTTCTATAAACTTCTGCAGCAATTGCAAGAGACATTACTGTATCGTCTGTAGATCCTCTAGATGCATTAGTTTTACCTTTATCATCTGATACATAATCTCTTAACTCACCTACAACATCAGAAGACCATATAGCTATCTCATCGTTGTCAATCCAATTTTTCAAATTAGATATTATAGCTGGTTTAGAAGCACTTGTAGTTCTAAAACCCAATCTTACACCATCCTCATCTGTGAGGTTGGCAATTTGAGTTTGATAATACAAATTAACATATTTCATTTCTTTAAGTTTTTGCAAAGTAGATATACCCATAGAGTTAGACTCTACAGCAAGAAGGGCGTTATTATAATACCTTCCTAAATAAAACAAATCTCTACCAAACATTGCTGGATCTACATGGTTGTCTCTGTAGACAGCAACTACTTCTCTTTTTACATTTAATACAACTGCAGCTGAATAGTCTTGACCAACACCTAATGAAACGTCAGCGCCTATAATAAATTTCTCGTCAAATCCGGGAGGTTGCCATATAGATAAATTACCTTCTCGCTTCTCTTCCCAACTAGACATTTTTACATCAAATTCTCTTAAAGATTTTGGAGCTTGAGTCTCAAGTTTATTTAGTTTTTCTACATTAAATACATTCTTACCTGATACTACAAAAGCTTCTTCAGCTGTAGACGGGTACTCCTGTCTAAATTTAGATTCCCCACCCTCTCCAATTTTCATCCTGCGCCACCATAGTTGGCCGTTGTCAAGATCGTATTCTTCAGATAATTCTTCTTCTTGTACGCTTCTCTCAAAATTACTTGGAGGAGTCATAGTGTATTCTTTAGTCATAAACCAAGGAAGGAATATAGGAACGTAATCGTTCTCGCCTCTCTCAGCCGCTTTCCACATTCTGTAAAAAGCACCAGTAGCACCGTTTGCAGTGGACTCTAAGATTATCTCTGTACCATCAGCTGACGATACACCCTGAAATAATCCAGCTAAAATTTTCTCATCGCTTTGCCAAAAAGCACACTCCGAACAATGCAATATAGTAGGTGTAGTTCCTCTACCGGCTTCTGGGGACCCTGCTGTGTACAGTCGGAATCCTGAATCGTTATGAGAAAACTTTACTTCTTTTGCATTAGATCTAATTAATTCTGGTTTAAAATCTTCTGACATTCTGTCAATAAAATTCTTAGACATAGTAAACAAAGCATCAGACGTTGCACTATCGTGTGCAATTACAACTGATCTTGTGTGTGGAGTATAGAATGTTTTCCAAAATACTCTTCCTGCAGTATAAGTAGATATACCCTGTTGTCTAGCTTTTAATACTAAAGCTCTTACTCTTCCTTTTTGCTTTATTTGTTTTTCAATTGCTTCGTGTATTTTTTTCTGGGCATCGTTAAATTCAAATGGTACATAACCCTGAGCAGCATCCTTAGTAATTATTCTAAGTTGCCTTCTTGCAAAATCTTTAAAATTATTTTTACTTTTTTCTATCTTTTTACGTTTGTCTATTTCTTTCTTTATTTCTAATTCTTTTAACAGTTTTACTTTATAAGCCTGTTCATCTAAATTCATGTCTCCTCCTCAGAAGTGCTGGTTCCCTGACCTTTACTACCAGCGGAGTAAGTCGGAGGAGTGGTCAATTATTGTAACTTTTCATAAACTCACGATAATATCTTCTATCATTACTTTTACCTTTTTTACTATTAGGTCCAAATCTCCAAGCCCCTATTAATTCATTTACAGGGTCATCTCTTCTACCGGCAGCTTGTGCAAACCCCATAGGTTTAGGTTTAGGATTTTCAACTTTATTTTTTGCATTTTTAAAATGATGTGCTATTAATATTTTAGCCAATTTACCATAATCTTCTTGGTCTTGTGGCGTAGTTAAATGCCCACTCCCACCATAATCATATTTTGGATCATAACCTTTTAAACCTTTTTCATTACCGTACTTAAGAAATAAATCAGATTGGTCTAAAAATCTATTTGAATAATCTTTTAAATTGTCAGGGATCACCCCTTGGTTTAACATATCTCTTACTAAACTTCCAGTGATCTGAGCTGGACCATAAGCCGAACTTCCTCCCGGAGCTAAATTAGCTTCAGTTCTTCTAAACTTATCATCTCCTTTTAAATGTCCAGTTTCAGCATTTACAAATGCATTATAAAATTTATCGTTTTCACCCATCTCTTTAGAGACTTTATTTAAACCATTAACTTTATTATATATCTGACTTCCTACTCCTTCTAAATTTTTTCTTAGCCCAAACTTATCTATTGCCTTTCCAGTTAAATCAAATGCTGTTACCCCTACAGCACCGGGAACCCCAAGTCTTCTTACCGCTTGTCTTACTGCCGCAGTTGGTCCAGTCTTTATCATTTCTGGACTAAAAGCTTTTAAAGGACTAAACCCTTTTAGACCTTTGGCGTTGTTATTAAAAGCTTTATTAGTTCTAGTAATTTGTTTTCTATCGTCATCCAAAAGTTTTCTAAAAGATGCCTTATCTTCATTTAATACACGAGCATTTTTTCCCTTGTTAAACCAATCTGATAATGCACCCATGTCTTACTCCTCTGGTTCTACCTCTTCTATGTCGAGGTCTCTTAGTTGTGTTTCCAATTGTTCAATGGTCATCTCACTGACTTTTGTAATTCTAGTATCAATTTCTTGTCTAGTCTTTTTACCTTCAGTGTATTCCCTATCTTCGGCAACTGCTTTGTATGCCCGATCAAATAAATCCTTATCTGTAGGATCTGATGCAAACATTGCAAATGCAGTCTTCTTTAAAGCCTCAAACATATC